CTAGTGGTGCGACACTTACGGGAAGTACTAACGATCAAGTGGTCACGGTCACAGGTGCAAATGCAATTTCTGGTGAAGCCAACTTATTATTTGATGGCAACGAAATGACTGTGCAAGGTACACCAGTTGTAGTTGGAACAAATTCAAGTTCAGTTTTAGATTTAAAAAATACTAACTCAAATGCTGATGGTAGAGCAGTTGGTATAGCTTTTAGTACAAATAATGGTGGCTCTGCTAATGCACACATAACAGCAGTTCAAGATGCTAGTGCAAAAGGTAAATTAAATTTTGGTGGCTATGATGGAACATCAACTAGAAATATTGTTATGTCTGTTAATGCAGGTACTGGTACAGTAACTAAACCATTGCAACCAGGTTTTAGTGCAACTAAAAGTACATCAGCTCAAGCCGTTAACGCCAATTATGTTTCTGTAAATTTTAATAATGAGATATGGGATAACAATGCAGATTGGAATGGTAGTACAACTTTTACAGCTCCTGTTACTGGTAAATATATGTTTACAGGTGCAATGAGAATTAATAGTATTCTAGCGCAAGGTGGTTCAGTTTTTGGAAGAATAAATACTAGCAATCGTCCTTATGTATTTGGTAACATTACAGATGCAGATGATGTATTTAATGCAACAGTTGCTGCATATCAATTTCAAGGAACCGTAGTAGCAGACATGGACGCAAACGACACTGCAACTTTAGATTTTTTTAGTAACTTTGCAACTACTATTGCAGCTGACGCCGAAAGGGTGTGGTTTCAAGGATACCTATTAGGATAAGCCAAATGAAACAATTTAACATAAAGGAGTTATAAAATGGCACAAACAATAACAGTATCAATTAGTGATACAGACGAAAAAGTAATGAAGAATGACTTATTGGATTTAAACCAATGGGTACAAGACGCAGTTACTGGAAAGAAAAATAACTGTTGGAAAAGATTTCAAAGTGAATGGACTACAAAATTAATGAATGATGAAACATTTACAGATTCTATTCCAAGTAACCAAGCAGACTTTGTGGCTTTAGTTACAGCTAGAGCAGATTATAAAACAAGACAAGAAAAAGAAAACGCATAATGGATTGTAAATGTGAAGGGAGCTGTGTTTGTGGTAAATGAATATAGAACTGTCTGTCAAAAATATTGTAATCTTTATAGGAATTATTAGTGCTGGGATTGGTAATGTTTTCTTTGTCGGAAAAGTATTCTCTGACTTTGAATTACTCAAAACCGAAATTAAAGCTATTAAAAATTCTCAAAATATTCTCGAAATTAAAAATTTAATTTTAGAAAATCAATTTAAAATAAAATCACTTCGTTTTGAAATTGATGGCTCTCATGTAGACACTAAAAGCAATAGAAAAAATGTTCAAAATAATTAATTTAAAGGATAAATAATGGAAATAATTTTAGCAATGTATGCAATTAGTATTCTTGGTGGCATAATAATCTTAACTGTACAAAGCTAATGTTAAAATATTTTGCTTCAATACCTATAGTCTTAACACTTCTAGCTTCTTTGTATGGAGCTATTAACTATACAAGTAAACTAACAAATCAAATTGATGCAAGTACCAACACTATTGCTTTATTAAAATTAGAAGTAACAAATTTAGAAAAGCGAGTTTATGGCGATATAGATAATATACACAGCAAATTTGATGACAAGACTGGTAGAAACTCTAAAAACTATACAGATGCTAGGGAAGAACTCGTAAAAGAAATAGCAGAAATGTCTACATTTATAGGTCGTATTGAGGGTATTGTTTCTGCTTTACGAGATGGCTCGTATAAAATGGCATCTCAAGCAGAAGTACAAGCACTAGAAGAATTAGTAAGAAACAATAGTGATGCTGTAAGACAATTTAAGTATGACATTAAAGAAATTGAAAGAGTTGCTTCAGGTGGCTATTAGTGAAAACATTATTTTTTATTTTAAGTTTTATACTTATAGTTTCTGTTGTTACAGATGCTAAAGCTAAAAATGAATATTTAGGTAGTAGTAGAAGTAGTTGTGAACGAGGCTCTGTAGAATTATATACAGAATTTAGAAATAGTGATGGTCAAAGTATGACTGATTATAATACTAGTTCAAGTAGTGATTATAAAAATTATAATGATAATGTAAATGGAACAATAGGTTTTAGGTTTAGATGGGCATTACAATCTACTTGTAATAAAAAAACTATAAAATTACTTCAACAAAACGATAGACTTCGCCAAGAGTTAGAAATGTTGGCAAGTTGTGCTAAATTAAAAGAACTTGAATTAGGTGAAGAATTTGCGACTGTGCGAGAAATGTGTAAGGGTGTAAACAAAGTTAAAAAAACTAAAGTAGAAAAGAAAACAAAGAAATTAAAAAATAAAATAATAAACAAAGAAAATTAAATGAAAACAGATCAAATTGGAAGTTTATTAATGAACGATATATCAGCATTAAACCTAATAATATTATTGGTTATCCTCACTATTTTATGGAAAAAAAAATGAGTGATTGGGATAAAGAAAAAATAATGATTGCAGAATTAAAATCAGATGTTAGTTACATTCGTGAAGATTTACAGATTATGCAAAAACAAATTAGAGATTTAAATACGACATCAAATATGGGACTTGGTGGATTAAAAGTAGCACTATTTATCGGAGGAATTTTAGGAGCAATCTATACATTTTTAAAAATAATGGATTAGCCATCTTTACAAAAGGAACTCTATGAATACTAAAAGATTGCTTATTTTAAGCGATACACATTTTCCATATCAACATCCAAATTATTTTGAATGGATAAAAAAAATAAAAGATAAGATTAATCCAACTAGAGTTATACATATTGGAGATTTAGTAGATTTCCATAGCATTTCGTTTCATCCACATAGTCCAGAACTACCAAACATTAAGTTTGAAATTAAAGATGCTATTAAGTGCATCAAGAAATTAAGAAAACTATTCCCTGTTCCAATAAATTTGCTTTGGGGAAATCACGATATTCGTATTCAACGACTTGCAGAAAAATCAGCTATACCAGAGGCTTTTCTTAAAGATATTAATGATATTTTAGAGATAGATAAAAAATGGAAATGGACTTGGCACAATAAAGTAATTTTAGATTTACCTAATAAAACAAAAGTTTTTTTTACACATCATTTTAAATCTAATGTTATTGCTAGTGCTAAAGAATTAGGCATGAGTTATGTGGCAGGACACCAGCATACTTTGAGCCAATTAACTCTTATATCCTCTCCTTTAGCTTTAAATTTTGCTATGTGTGTAGGTAGTTCTATAAATCCTAAACATGAAGCATTTAAATATGCAAAAAACTTTATCAAAAGACCAATAATTAGTGTAGGAGCAATAATAAATAATCAACCAGTTATTTACGCAATGCCATTAGATAATAATGGTGAATGGACAGGTGCTATATGATGACAAAAGATCCTTTAGTTCAAAAAGTAATTGATCGCATGGCAGATAGAAGTGAATCTGGTATTAAAAAATTTGGTAATACAATGGATCAAGCAAACAAAAGTCTTGAAGAGTGGATTTTAGATACTCAAGAGGAACTAATGGATGCTTGTTTATATTTAGAAAAATTAAAAGAAGATTTAAGGAAGAGAAAAGATTTATGGATTTTACAGAACTCAAAGAAAAAATAAAAGAACATGAAGGTTACAGAGATAAAGTCTATTTAGATTCTCTTGGAAAAAAAACTATTGGTTATGGACACCTGGTAACTGCAACAGATAAATTTAAAGAAGATAAAAGATACTCCATAGCAGAATTAAGACGAGTTTTTGAATACGATTTTAAGAGAGCTTTGGATGGAGCAGGAAGAATTACTGATTTTGACAATTTACACCCTAAAGCACAGGAAGTTGTGATTGAATGTTGTTTTGTTCTTGGAGCTAAGGGATTTTCCTTGTTTAAACGCACCATAGAGCATCTTAACGCAGGTCGGTGGACTGATGCTTCAGAAGAATTAAAAGACTCGCTGTGGTACAAAAAACAAGCATCTAACAGGGTTTCTTCATTATGTGCAACATTGGAGGCAATAATATGAAAATAATTATTACTATACTATTAACAGCATTAGTTACGATAGAATTTTGCAATTTATATATTTATTATCAGCAAGTTGGTGGTAATTTATGTTAGGTTTATTAACAGGTATTCTTGGTGGCAAAGGTGGTGGTATTCTAGAAACTGGATTAAAAGTAATTGACGAACTTTATGATAGTCCAGAAGAAAAAAGACAAGCAGAATTAACTTTAGAAAAAATTGAAGCCAAACTAAAAGAAAAACAAATAGATATTAATATTGCTCAAGCAAAATCTAAATCATTATTTGTTTCAGGAGCAAGACCATTTATTCAATGGGTATGTGGTATCGGATTAGCTTATGCTTTTTTAGCAGCTCCCACAATAGAATTTTTTTTACCAGAGATGGATAAAATAGATATTCCAACTGAAATTATGATGGAGCTTACACTTGCTACACTCGGAATGGCAACTTTGAGAACTGTGGAAAAAATTAAAAAAGTACAACGAGATACTTAATGAATGTAGAATTTTGGCAATGGTGGATTTTAAGCATGGTAACTCTGAACACAATTTTAAATTCTATTGTGTTTGTAGTAGGTCGTAAATTTAAAAAAGAAAAAAAAAAGGAGAAAATATGAACTTAATAAAAGGATTATGGGAACACTTAAAAGAATGGTCTGATTGGACTTTGAAGGATTGGGTTAAGGCAGGAATTGTTGCTGTAATCGTAATCATAATAATAGGAGCAATATAATGGATAAGAAAAAACCTAGACCACCTAGATACTAAATGATTAAACTTACACAAAGACAAAAAGATACTTTAAAAAGACATTCTAAAAATCATTCAACAAAGCATATGACTTTAATGAAAAACTTAATGATGAAGGGAAAAACTTTCACAGCATCTCATAAAGCAGTTCAAAAGAAGATTGGTACTTAATTGAAAAAAATACAACTTCCTAAAAAGGTAATAATGAGTTCTTTTGAAGTTGAGTTGGTTACTATTCCACACGAAGTTAGTTATGAGGTAGGTGAGGCTCAAGGAGTTTTTGTTCCAAGACCACCTTATAAAATATTCCTAGACAAAAGTATCATAGAGCAAGGAGGAATGAATGCAGTCAATCTGGTTATTCATGAATTTTTACACTTATGTTACTTTCAATATCTTCTTAAAGATAAAGAAGAAGAAACTATTGTAAATTCTAATGCTAATTTTATCACAGAACTACTATCCAGATCAGAACTAAAAGACTGGATAGTAGATAATATTTAGATTAAATTATTAA